TGCAACTTGTCTTTTTAATAATATATATCGACCTAAAAAATCTGCAAATTTTTCATCTATTGCATTTTTTATAACTGTATAACCTTCTTCTTCAAAAATCATTTTATTTCCTACTTAAAAGGATATCCTAAATTCCATAATACTAATGAATATCTAGTTCCTCGTGTTACAGGTTTAACTCTATGCCATAAAAAACTAGGAAAAACAACTATAGAACCTCTTGGTCTTATTTCTCCTACTTCTCTTATACTATTATTTTTATCTGTTTCCCAATCAACAGTATTTCTAAAATCAAATTCTAAATTTCCACCATCATAATCTTTTGGATCAGATAAAGAAATAGTTACAGATAATTTTCTAATCTTACCTTTCCAATTTATATCTTTTGATCCATCATATGGATTTTCATAACTATCGCAATGCCAACCATAATATTGACCAACACCATACTTTGTAAATTGACAAGGTTCTGACCAATCCCATTGAAAATTCCAACCTGCGTTTCTATTTGCTTCGTGTATATATGGATGTATTGCTCTATATAACCAATCTTCACTTATCCAAGTTATATTAGATTTTCTTTTTTTTCTAACAAATCTGATATCATCCTCATTATATTTTTGAGTGTCAGCGTCCATTCCACCAGTAAGTGCTTGTTCTTCTTTTAAAGTTTTTGCATAATTAATAATTCTATCACAAAAACTATCACTAAAACAACTTTTAAACCACCAATAATTCCATTTTAAATTCATAATAATATATATAATACCTAATAAAGTTGAAATTTATAACTAATATTAATCATCAAATCTTTATTCTTATTTTCGGTTATTCTATGAGGAATGTGAGATGAAAATAAAACAAATTTATTTGGCACTAATTCTATCTTAAACTGTCTTTCTTTTTTTCTACCGTCATCATAATCAAATATTACAAACGAATTTTCTTCTCCACTTTGCAAAGTATATAACATACTAACATCAGGAGATCCGTTTAAATCAAAAACGGTTAAATGATTGTGAGTATTAACCATTTCATTTTGTTTTTGAATTACAGCTTTTGTATCATTAACAACTAATCCCCAATTATAGTTTGCTTTATAATGATCTTTTAGATGATCTTGTATCCAGTGTATATGTTGATGATAACCAATATCATAATACTGATTAAATTTAGAAAAAATATCACCTTTACCTAATTGATATTTTTCGTTGTAATGATTTAATATATGTGATTTTATTTCTTCAGGATTTATTTTAAGTTCTTTTTCAATAAATCCCTCTATTAAAAAATGTTCGGATAATAAGTGTTTTTTAAAATAACGTAAGTTTTGATTTTGCATATTTCATAATATAATGTTAATATTAAGCGTCTTCTTCCCAAATCAAAGTATCTTTATTCCAAGTCCAAGAAAAATCTGTTTCACCTGTTTCAGGTTTATATCCTATAAATGTACCTTTTACTTCACTCCAAGTAAATATCCAATAATAAGTTTGTGTGTTATGTGTGTAAGTTGTTATAGTTGGTTTAGGTATTGGTTCTTCATACATACAAGTTGTTTCATTTAATACCCAACTATCAAATGGTTTAATACCTAAAAAAGCATCTCTATTTTCATCATATGTCATACCAATACTAGCAGCATTTTTTCTAAATGCTTTAGATTGATTGTCAGATAGAGTATGTACATTATCTACTAAATCATAATACTGTCCTCGTCTAGTATTATAAGAGTATTTTTTCCAAAGAGGCCAACCAGTTAAATTTTCTAAAAACTGTCTTCCTACTTCTTCGTTTTCATTTCCATCAGCATCCATACAATTATTGTTATCAACAACTAATGTGCTAATAACTTTTGAATTTATTCCTAATTTTGCGTAATGTGCCATATGTTTTACCTATTGAAATTTGTATCTTATAATAACAACTCCTGATCCACCAGCACCACCAACACCACCTTGCGAACCTCCGCCGCCTCCGCCGCCTCGGTTTGCTGTTCCAGCTTGTCCTGCACCAGTTTGTTGTGAACCACCGTTACCACCGCCTCCAGCACCACCTGGACCGCCGTTCCAAGTAGCAGGTTGACCGCCGCCGCCAGCGCCGCCTCCTGCGTATTGAACAGTTGAACCTGTAATTGAGTTTGATGTACCATCACCACCTGGTCCTGCAACAGTTTGAGATTGAATATTAAATCCTGGTTGTCCAGCACCGCCACCGCCACCGCCACCAGGTCCTACTGGTATAGGAGTTTGATGTCCTGGATTTCCTTGAGGAGGAGATACGGGTGGTTGATTACCATTTGATGATGAACCTGGTCCAGCTTGACCTGTTCCACCACCTGAACCACCTTGACCACCAGTTTCATTGTGTCCTGCAGCCCCACCTCCAGTAGATGTGATAGTTGCAAAAGTTGAGTCTGATCCTTTAGAACCAGATTCTCCAACACCAAGTGTGCCAAAAGTTGTTCCACCACCGCCTATTGTTATAGGATAAGAAGTTGCTGTTACAGCAAGTCCGCCTGTTGCGTCAGGTGAAGCAGGGAAATTTGTTCTAAATCCACCAGCACCAGCGCCACCACCATTATCACTAGCACCTTGTCCTCCTCCAGCAATAACTAGATATTCTACTGTATTTGATCCACTTGCATTACCAGCTTGTGTAACTGCAAATGTACCACTTGATGAAAATGTGTGAATTTTGTAATCGCCTGAAGTTGCTATTGAACCACCTGTAGCAGCAACATATTCTGGATTTACTGTATCATATTTAAATTGTCTTTCTGTAAAAATAGTAGCATTATCTCCTGATACTGCTTTTACTGTAAAAGCATTGTCTGTTGAGTCTGTCAATGATCCTGCTGTGCCTGTAAAAGTTCCGTTTGTATTTAAAGAAACTCCTGATGGTAAAGAACCTGCTGAAACTGTATGAGTTACAGTATCACCGTCAGGATCTGTAGCAACAATTGAAGTTAAACCAGAAAAATCTGTTTGTCCAGTTGTAAAAGATCCTATATTTGTGTTTTCAGCTGTAGCAAACGTAGGTGGTCTATCTAAAGTAAAAGCATTTCCTAATGAGCCAAATAAATTTGAAGGATTTGTAACAACAATTGTATATTGACCTTGAACCATATTTAAAGTTGTTTGAGCAGTTAATTGTGTAGAACTAACAAATGTTGTACTTGCACTTGTGTATTGTGTTCCACCAGAATTTTCAAATTTTACTGTTGCACCATTAGCAAAACCACTACCGTTTACGGTTACTGTTGTTAAAGTTGAACCGTCATATATACCAAATGAAGGACTAGCGCTTGAAATTGTTGGTGGAGCATCTATAGATTTCCAAGATGTTCCATCATAATATTCAGCAAGGTTTAAATCTGTATTAAATCTAATAACACCAGACTCATCAACACGTGTACTAGTTCCATCAGCAGGTAATTTAATACCTTTTGATCCTGTAAACGTTCTATTTTTTCCTGTTATATCTCTACTATCTGCCATTGTTTTCCTCTATAACTCTATTTATAATGTTTATTATAGTACCTCTACTAGTTTCCAACCGTAAGTTGCACCAGTATAAACAAGTCCTAATGCACTATCTTCGGTTGATACGACTAAATCAGCTGCCGTACCATTAATATTGTTACCATTTCTTGCAAGTGTTAAATTGTTTGTATCAAAGGTACTTGCTAAGTCTAAAACTCTAATTTGGTCACCAACTAATGGCGAACCTGGTAATGTAATTGTAACTGCACCACCTGAAGTATCTACAAATACTCTATCATTGGCTGCAATTGCATATGGACTATCTGCGTTTGTAATACTTCCCCAAGGATTACCACCACCTAGACCTGTCCATTGTGTTCCGTTATAACCTTCCCAAGTTACTAATGTTGAGTTATATCGAATTGCACCAGTGTATAAGTTTCCACCTGTAGGTCTTTGAGCAGTTGTTCCTGTAGGAGGAACCCAAGCGCCTGTGCCTGCTTGATCTCTTGTTAAATAACCTCTTACAGCACGTTCAGTAGGAACGGCAGTATTACTATCGTTACCTAAAGTTTCGTCTGTACTAAATTCATTGATTGTAGCACCTAATTCTGCACCAATAGAACCAAGTTGTAATTCATTAAGACCTGAAAGGTCAAAAGCGTCTGCGTTAAGAGTTGCAACACCAGTTGCCTGTTCAATTCTAAATAAATCACCAACTCTAAAGTCACCTTTTTGGTCAGTAGATGAGAAGTAAACACGACCACCATTTGTTTCATCAACTTCATCTGATTGATCAGCAGGTTGTGATGGACCACCAGGATAATTTGATGTAATAACATCTCCAGTTCCTATATCTAAGAAATCGTGTCCAGTTAAACGAACATTTGAAAAGTTTTGTGTAATATTTGCTACAGTATTATCTGATTTTGCGTCTCCAGAAGTAATACTAGCTGTTAATCGCACTAACGCAGTTTCATTTGATGTATCTTCTTCAGATACAGCACCAACTCTATAATAAGTTGCGTCTCCATCAAACTTAATATTTGTTCCTACTTTTATTACGTTAGCAGCATCTAATGCTGTAGTTCCTGAAGATACTGCAATCAAAGGACCTTGTTGTCCTGTTTGAGCATTTGTATCTATTAAATCTACTTGAAATGTAGATGAATCTTCTTTTGTTATAGTTACAGTTTCATCATCTGTAAATGGACCACCTACAATGTTTTCAATATGTAAATAATCTAATGAAATGTTAACTCTAAAAATTGTAGCAGTTGCACCTGAACTATCACCTGAAATCGTAGCAGTACCTTGACCACTAGTAGAAATCATATCTGCAATATCAGATTCGGTAGCAGCACCTGCAAAAGTTGTACTATCGTATTTTAATAATTGACCACGTGTCTGAACATTTACACTTGATTCATTTGCGTCTGTTCCGTCTGCAACAGCACCTTGTTCACCATAAGCAGATGAACAGTTAAGACCTCTTATGAAACCACCTGATGTTGCATAAAAAGATTTATCACAATAATATGTGAAGATTGAAACCATCTCACCACGACCTCTTGCTAGTGCGTGAACACCTATACCGTCTGAGTTGATTTGTGTAAAGTCGTTTGCAAGAATTGATTTATTACCTGCACTATGTAAATTACCATCAATTTGAATACCTGTAGCACCTGCATTTAGCGATGAACAGTTTTGAATGTATGGTGATGAAACTGTTATTGATCCTTCTGGATCTAAAGATGTTACAGCAGCTTTACCTGTTCCACCAGCACCTGGTGTTCCAGTTAAACCTTTAAATGACATTTGAACAAGATTAGTCGTATTGTTCAATAAGAACATATTAGAAGCATTGTTATCTTCTACAGTTGCAACGTCAAAAGTTAAAGCGTCGGCACCACCTATGTCAGCTTCTGAAATTGTAATTGTGTCACCTACTTCGTGCCCATATCCACCGTGATAAATTGTAATTGTAGGTGATGATGAACCATCTGTTACTATATTTACTACAAGACCATCACCTGAACCTGTTGTTGCATTTTGATGAACATAATTATAAGTTCCTGGTGTACCGTTAACACCTCCAACTATACTTGAAATTGTTTTAATTTGTGTACCAGTACCTGAAGCAGGTCTAATTTCTGTGCCTCTTAAACTTTCACCTTGTACAGTAACACCAGCAGGTATTCTTAAAGGTAAAACTTCTCTATAAACACCATTTTTAACATAAACAACATCACCAACTGAAACTGATACTACATTAAAAGTTAAATCTGATGAACCACCTAATTGTGATCCTGCAATTGTAATTGTATTTCCAACAGCGTGTCCTGAACCACCATTTGTAATTGTTACACTAGGTGTTGAAGAACCATCTGTAATTACTCTTGCTTGAAATCCTGTACCTGAACCAGTTGTACTTGTTTGTGTTACATCATAAGTTGATGGTGTACCACCAGTTCCACCTGAAATTGTATCTATTTCAACTATATCACTTGAAGAAGCAACTGATAATGCTTTTGCAACTGTTTTGTAAGGTAAAAATTGTGTTCCTGGATTTGTGTCATCACCAGAGTTTGCAACATAAAGAACGTTTGCACCTTCAGCGTTTGACCAACTTGGATCTGTTCCATCTGTAGTTAAAACTGAACCAACAATACCAATAGGCAATCTTGCTGCTTGAGAAGCGTCTTGTACAATTATATCACCTCTTGTAGATAATACAGCACCTGTATCACCTTGTGCTAATAATTGCCA